CTAACGGCCCTCTGCTCCCATCGTAGTGCCGTTTCCCAGGAGGCTCTGAAGGGGCACGCCGAAGTAGCGGGCAATCGCCGCCAGCTCGTCGATGTCGAAGGGCACCTCGCCAGTAAGCCGGCGGGACAGTGACGCCTGCGCCATCTTGAGGTCGGCCGCGAGCTTCGCCTGCGACACCCTTCGGTGCCCTCTCCCTCTTCCCATCAGGGCACGCACTTCTGCGGCAACCTGTTCACGTTCGGGGGTAGGTGTTCCGTTCACAAGGGCCATTCTGCCCATGTGGACAACAAATGGCAACAAGGTGTTGATTATTACCCGGTGAGCGGATAAAGTTTCCGCATGGCTCCACGAACCGCTCAGTTCCGGATGGCGGACAAGCTAGCCGATGGGCGCCTGGTCGAGATGATGACCACCCTCTACGGCGAGACCGGTTCGTGGGAAGAGGTTTCACGTCGTCTGTACGCCGCCCATGGGATCACCCTCTCGGGCCAGACACTTCGGCGCTGGGCGGATCAGCTTGGGATCGAGGCGGCGGCGTGATGGCCGCCGAGCCCTGCCGCTACGCCCTGGCCGACGCCGCCCACGTCTGCGTGCGCAACGACGGCTCGCCCGTGCGGGCGCACGGCGTCTGCTTCTACGAGGCCGCCAGCCAGCTCCGCGAGCAGAACGTCGCCGCCGGCGTGGCCGACGTCGCCGACGCCGCTGTCTACCAGATGCTCGCCGGCGCCATCGTCGTCGCCGGCTCCCGGAAGGAGCGCGCTTCATGAGAGGTCTCGTTGTAGGGCTGATCGTCGGCTTGATGGTCGTGGGGACGCTGTGCACGGTCGCACTCGTCGGTAAGCCCCGCAAGCCGATTGACGGAGCAACGGCTGTCGGCACGGTGATCCTGAACGCCCTCGTCGTGTGGGGCGTCGTCTACCTCTGGCAGAGCGCGTCATGACCGCCCTCACCGCCCAGGACTTCCACATCGGCGTCTGCCGGTCATGTGGCCGCTACGGCCAGCTCTCGAAGGACGGCCGGGTCTGCGCCCTGGCCGAGCCGGTCGGACTGGTCGACAAGGACTTCTACCGCCGCACCCGTGCGTGTGCCCGCATCGCCAAGCGACGGGCTGACCGGGGGCGGTCGTGATGGCCACCCACGCCCTCGTCCTGACCGACCGTGGCGCCGAGCACATCCACCGCTGGGCGCCGTCGTGCTCGTGCGGCCGGTGGGCCGGGGTGTTCCGCCGGCGCAAGTGCGATGCCGTCAAGCAGCACCGCCAGCACGTCGCCGGCATCCAGGCCACCGCCCGGGCCATCCGGCGGGGCACGCTCATCGTCCCCCGCAAGCCCACGCCTGTCCACCTGCTGCCCGAGGGGCTGCGGTGATGGCCGCCGACCAGATGGCCGCCGACAACCCACATGAGCGGTTGGCACGGAAGCACAAGGCCGAGCAGATCGTGGACACGCTCCTACGGGTGATGCCGGCTATCACCGCCGAGCAGGCCGCCCAGCTTGACAACGCCGGCCGTCGTGCCGCCTCCTACCTGGCCCGGGTCAAGCCGGCGTCGGAGGAGACCTGGGCGCTTGTCGTTGAGGAGCTGCGTCGCCATGAGCGGCGCACCGGGCAGGTGGCGTCGTGAAGGTCGTGAAAGACCTGGGCAACGTCTGGCTGCTGGCCCTGTTGCTCGTCATCGTCCTGACGTGCTCGAACCTCCTCTACCAGGCCCTGTTCGGCCAGGAGTGGGGCAAGGCGCTTGAGCGGTCGTACTTCCAGGCCGTCGCCGTCTTCATCTTCGCCTGGTGGTTGACGTGACCGCCCGCACGACCGCCGCCGACGGCAGGGTCTACCGCTACCACCCGGGCCCGCCCTACATCACCGAGTGCGCCGACGACCGTTGCGCTCGCACCCACGCCACGCTCGCCGAGCTGGGCGACTTCGGCACCGATGACGACGAGGCCCGGTCGTGATCCGGGTGCTCATCGCCTGGTGCCTCGTGTCTGTGCCCGTGTCCCTCTTCGCCGGGGGCGTGTTCCGGTTGGCCGCTGCGCCGACTCCGTTCAGCAGGGCGCCCGAGCCTGCTGACGGGGTCGACGGAACCGCCGGCCAGTCGTCCGCCGTGGCTGCGTCCGGCGGTTCCACCCAAAAGACAACCCGGTCGGAGGGCAATTCCGACCGGGCCGAAGGCGGCACGTTACTGCCGCAGAACGGACGGTAGTCCATGGAAACCACGGTGACACACATCCACCAGACGACTGTGCAGCTCATCCACGACGGAGAGCCGCCCGCAGTTGTGACCTCGATGACCCCCGGAGGGTTGCTGGGCATCGACATCGAGCTGGGTCACTGGACGCACCGGTTCAGCCTCGTCGGTGAGCCGGACCAGCTACTCGCCTTCCTGCGCTCCCTGGTCACCGCTGCCGAGGCCCAGGTCAACCCGGAGCCGGTGTCGGCATGAACCGCAACGACGCCTATGTCATGTACGTCGTCGCCCACGACTCGATGCGCGACGAATACCTGGTCATCCAGCACATCGGCTACGACGGCCCGATCACCGTGGTCGGTCACTTCGCCGACCTGGCCGACGCCGAGGCCGACAAGGCCCGCTGGACCGAGATGGAAGAGGCGACGGCGGCATGAATTGCGTCGACGTTCGCACCCAGGCCGAGCTCGAAGCGGCCACCAAGAAGGGCGACTGCGCCCACCTCCGAGGCGATGGCTACTTCACGGCCTCCGGCTCGGCGCAGGTCACGGCCTACGGCTCGGCGCAGGTCAGGGCCTCCGACTCGGCGCAGGTCACGGCCTACGGCTCGGCGCAGGTCACGGCCTACGACTCGGCGCAGGTCACGGCCTCCGACTCGGCGCAGGTCAGGGCCTCCGGCTCGGCGCAGGTCACGGCCTACGACTCGGCGCAGGTCACGGCCTCCGACTCGGCGCAGGTCAGGGCCTACGGCTCGGCGCAGGTCACGGCCTCCGACTCGGCGCAGGTCAGGGCCTCCGGCTCGGCGCAGGTCACGGCCTACGACTCGGCGCAGGTCACGGCCTCCGACTCGGCGCAGGTCAGGGCCTCCGGCTCGGCGCAGGTCACGGCCGGCCACTTCGTGGCCGTCACCGTCCATGGTGTCCGCACCAAGGTCACCGGCGGTGTGGTCATCACCCTGCCCACGATCACCACGGCAGCGGAGTGGTGCGACTTCTACGGCGTCGAGGTCACCGACGGGATCGCCACGCTGTACAAGGCGGTCGACGCCAACTTCCGCAGTCCGCACGGCTTCGACTACACGCCCGGCACGACGCCCATCGCTCCTGATTGGGACGGTGGCCGGAACGAGTGCGGTGGCGGTCTGCACTTCTCGCCCCGCCCCGCCGCAGCTCTGCGGTTCTTCGACGACGGCTTCAAGACGAAGTTCATCGCCTGCCCCGTGCGCCTGTCCGACATCGTCGTCCACCGGGATGCCATGTACCCCGACAAGATCAAATCCCCCGGCTGCGCCGGCCCGGTGTGGGAGTGCGACATCGACGGCGAGCGGGTCCCGGCGAAGGAAGAGGCGGCGTGATGTACCCGGTCGCCACCCCCACCGACGGCGTCGGCCAGCCGCCCACGCCGTCGCGGCGCATGCGCCTGCCCGGCTGCAACAACAACCACTCCGATCCCCAGCGTGCCGGCGACTGCCGCTGCGCCGACGAGGCGAACGAGCGGGAGGAGCAGGAGGCCGAGGCCGCGATGGACGCCGCCGGTCCCTGCGGCGGGACGTCTGCCGAATGCTTCGATACCGCCAATCTCGCCGGTGACAAGGGCGCCAGCTACGCCTGCTCAACCCACGCCATTTACGTACGTGCGCACCGGGTGCCGGGGCGAGGGGCGGTGCGGTCATGACCCCCGACTGGCGTGACGCCGCCGCCCGAGCGGTCGACAACTCCGTGGCCCGGGCCAAGGTCTGCACCGAGTGCGGGCGGATCGAGGCGCTGGGCCACTTTGCCCTCTGCCCCATCGGTGAGTCGGTGCCGCCGCCGGCCAAGGCGCAGGTCTACGCCGAGTGGATCACCGCCAACGTCGTCACCGCCTACGGCCAGTGCCAGAAGTACGCCGAGGCGATGGTGGCTGCGTTCCCCGAGCTTCGCTTGGCCCGAGGCTGGTACGACGACCTGCTCTGGGGTGCCCGCCAGCACTGGTGGTGCGTCGCTCCTGACGGCAGGGTCATCGACCCCACGGTGTCGCAGTTCCCCGGCCCGAAGTACGCCGAGGCCTACCGGGAGATCACCGACGAGTCGGAAATCCCCACCGGGATCTGCATGGTCTGTGGCGACGCTTGCTACGAGGGTCGCCCTGTGTGCTGCGAGAGCCACGCTCGGGAGATCGAGCGTGAGTACGGCGCCGTCCCCGGATCGGCGGCCGCCCGTGAGGACGCATGACCGCCCTGACGCCATACCAGCCTCGCGAGGTAATCGACGCCTTCCACAAGGTCGACGGTCGACGCTGGTTCGTGCGTGACGACGAGTACGGCTGGTGGCATCTCGTGGAGTACGCCGGCAAGCCGGGCCGCCTGACGTGCTGGTGCCCCGATGGACAGGCCCACGCCGAGCACCCGGACACCGAACCGGAGTGCTCGCACCGCCGAGCCGTGATCGAGCACCGATCCGCCGAGCAGACATCTTCCCGCCCCCGTGCCGTGGTCGACGCCTCGGCGTTCTGCGACTGATCCCGAGAGGAACAGACACATGCCCATCAAGAACCTCCAGCGATCCTTCCGCCGGCTCGGCAAGATCCGCATCGGCGACCAGCAGCCCGTCATGAAGGACGGCAAGCAGCTCCGCAACAACGACGGGACGCTCAAGTTCCGTCCGGCCAAGATCGAGGTCTTCCGGCTCACGTCGCCCAATCGGGAACTGCTCGACGCAGCGGCCAAGGTCTACGGCGGCGACGTGACCGAGTGGGACGGCGCCCCCGGCGAAGAGGACGAGTGGCAGCTCTACACGTCGGCCAAGGTGCTCGACATCGTTCTGCCGCCGGTCAGCATCGACGAGGAGGGCGACGTGGAAAGCGCCTCGTTCAGCCAGTGGTTCGAAAGCTGGTCAAAGGGCGGATGCACTCGGCGCTGTGACGGCGAGCGGGAGACGATCAGCGGGCAGCCGTGCTCGGCCATGAACCCGGTCTGCCCGACCGATCCCGAGGCCCGGTCGGCCGAGGCTGCCTACGGCCGGGCGTGCAAGATGACGACCCGGCTGCTGGTGATCCTCCCCCAGGTGCCCGACCTGGGCGTGTGGATGCTGGAGAGCCACGGCTTCTACGCCGCTGTCGAACTGGGCGGCTTCATGGACTTCCTCGCCCGCCGTGCCCCCGGCCAGTTCGTCAACGCCCGCCTCCGACTGGAGGCCCGCACGGTGAAGCGCAAGGGCCAGACCCGCAACTTCGCCGTGCCTGTGATCGAGCTGCCCCAGGCCGTCGCCGGCGAGCTGCTGGCGGCTGCGCCTGTCCAGGCCATCGGTACGGGCAAGGCCACGGGTGTCATCACCGACGCCGAGCGGGTGCGGTCGTTCGTGATCTCGTGCTCCGACGCCGGTTGGGACGACGACATCCGCCACGCCATCGTCGGCTACGCCACCAAGGGCCGGACGCGCTCGAGCCGTGAGGTCGCCGTGGACGAGTGGCCCGTGATCGACTCCGTGGCCCGCTGGTTCAGCGAGGGCAAGCTGGTGCTGTCCGGCACCGGCGACGCCACCGTGCTGGTGAAGCCGGGCGGAGCACAGACGTCGGAGGGGGCGGGCCAGCAGGGGGCGACTCCTGCCGATCCTCAGTTACGGGCCCCCTCCGGCCCCATTCCCGTCCAGTCCAGGGAGGCCAGTGCTGCGCCCATCGAGGACCCGGCCGACGACTGGGATCGGGAGGCGCTCATGGCCCGGATGGACAAGCTCGACGACGAGCACAAGGAGATCGCCGGGCTGCGCTGGGTGGAGCAGGGCATCGCCCCGCCCAACTCCGACCGGCTGACCAAGGCCGACGTCGAGCGGGCCCAGTCCCTGCTGCTGGCCGTCGAGACGCAAGCCGACGAGGCGTACAAGAACCGGCTGCGCATGGCCCGGAGCCGCATGGCCGAGGTCGGAGTGTCGACCGACGCCGCCCGCAGGCTGGTGGTCGAGGGCGCCACCGACGGCAAGGGCGACATCAAGCGCCTGAGCAACGCCGACGTGAACGCCATCGACGCCTACTGCCAGAACCTCGCCGACGAGGAAGCAGCGGAAGCGGCGGCGTCGTGAAGCTGATCCTGCTCAACGATGCGGGCGACGAGCTTTTCGACTGGAACGGCGACCCGATCCGCTTCGACGCCAGCGTGAAGTCGACCGACAAGGTCCGGCTCTGCTTCGAGGTCCACACGCCCGACCCCAAGGCCATGGCCAAGGCGACGTCGGCGGCACGGAAGGGGGCTAGGGCGTGAGCGTCGAGTCGCAGGTAACAGCGGGCAGCACTCCGTTTCAGGGCGGGTCCGATGACCTCGGCCCAAGCAGAGAGCGACTGGACGGACCCGCGGCGCTCACGTTCGGCCGCCTGGCCGAGGTCAACCGCCAGCGCGCTGCCCGGTGGCACCCCGGCTATCCGCACGCTGACGCCAATGTGCTCGGTGGCGCATCGTGGACCGGCGCCGACTGGTCGAACGCCATGTGCGGTGAGGCTGGAGAGGCTGCCAACGTCGTAAAGAAGCTCCGCCGAGTGGAATGCGGCCTCGTTGGCAAGCTTGACGCCCCGGAGACGACTCTGCGGGCCATGCTCGCTGAGGAGCTGGCCGACGTCATCACCTACGCCGACCTGCTCGCCACGTACTACGGCATCGACTTGGCCGCCGCCGTCGCCACGAAGTTCAACGCGGTGTCGGTCCGCCAAGGCTTCCCCGAGCGGCTGCCATGACCCACAAGATCGAGCCGGGCGGCTCCCGTCGGGAAAGCCGGGAGAGAGGCCACCTGCGCACGGCGCCTCGCCACGGCATCGACTGGACGTTCGTGCGCTTCGCCCTGGTGTGGACCGCCGTCATGGTGGCCGTGGCACTGATCGGGGCGAGGCGGTGAGCCTCTACGGGATGCTGTTCGGGCAGAACCCTGCGTCGACCGTGATTCTCGCCACGCTCGGAAACCCTGAAGTTGGCCGTTTCCGAGACGCCTGGGTCGAGAAGGCGGAGGACGGGACGGTTCGGATCGCCGTCTACACCCGCAATGGCGGCGGCAACCGGGAGTGTTGGTGCGATGCCACGTATGGCGCCAACCACGACTCAGATCGCAAGGCCATCGTCGAACGTACCGTGTCCAAGAAGTGGGCCGAGGACAACGGGTATCCGATCGTCCGTGACTCGCACACGAACCAGAATGGCGATTGGGTCGTCGCCCAGGTCGAGACGGCCATCTGTGAGACGCCGGGCAGTGAAGCCTGCGGCTGTGTCGGGTGCCTGATCCAGTACCGGCTGCCCAAGCACCCGCTCTACCTGTCGGACCAGGACGACGAGTTCGACTGCACCTACGCCACGGTCTACTTCCGACTTCCGGATGAGTACGCCGCCGGCCTGACGGCCATGGCCCTGAACGAGCCGCTTGACCCCGATGAGCGCTGGATGGCGATGCTCGACGCGCTCAACGTCGTGATCCCCGAAGGAGCCGCATGACCACATCCCTTACCTTCGACGCCGCCTGGCTGGCCCGGGCGTGGCTGAGCGTGGCCGAGGCGTCGAGCAAGGACACCGCCCGCCCGGCGCTGAACCGCACGGTCTGCGTCGAGTTCTACGACGACGGCGTGCGCCTGGTGGCCACCGACAGCTACATGCTGCTCACCGCCTGGGTGCCGACGTTCGAGCACACGTCGACCACCGAGGTTCCGCCATCTGAGCCCGACGACGACGAGCTCCCCGGCGAGGTCGTGGTGGCCATCGACGAGGACGGGCGGGCCAAGGGCCTGTTCACCTACCTGCTGGCGCTGGCCAACGGGAAGGACAAGCCGGAGGTCCTGGTCAAGCTGGCCGTGGGCGCCTCGCCGGAGACGAGCCTGGGCATGTTCGACGGCCTGGCCGGCGACGTGCTCACCATCGCGGCCGAGGACCGGGAGGCGCTGCTGCTGGCCGTCTACGAGGGCGAGTTCCCCCGCTGGCGCCCGCTGGTGGGCAAGTTCCACGCCGCCATGACGCCCGTGCTGGCGCTGAACCCCGACATCCTGGGCCGGGTCGTGAAGATGGCCAAGGTCAGCGGCGCCACCAGCGTGCGCTGGTCGTTCGGCGGGTCGATCGGTCCTGCGAAGGTCGAGGTCGAGGGCGACCCGTGGATCGTGGGCCTGGCGATGCCGACGCGTTGGCATGGGACGGCCGAGGTCGGCGTCAACCCCGAGCCTGAGGGCGACGAGGACGAGGCCGACCTGGCCGTCACGATCACCCACGTCGGTGCCAACGGCGAGACGGCCACGGTGGACACCACCACCAGCGGCATGCGACGGGGCGAGGCCAACGAGGTGCTGGCCAAGGCAGTGGCGGGAGCGATGGCGTGAGCGAGTACCTGCTGCACTGGGCCGAGGTCGAGGACTGGCCCGGCCGCACCCGCATGGAATGGGTGTGCCGATGCGGCGCCGAGGTGTCGGTCATATGGCACGCCGCCTGCTCGCTGTACGACACCGACGAGACCATTGAGGCGAAGGACGCCAACTCCGCTTGGTGGAAGGTGGAGTGCCACCAGGGCCACGTCCTACTGCTGTCGCACGAACTGAGCGACGACCAGAGCGCCGACACCTACCCGGCACCGACGACGCACGAGATCGTCCAGCGTCTCGGCTCGCCCGCCGACGTAGCGAACTGGCTCGTCTCGCTGGAGCCGGTGATGACCGAACCCGCGCCCGTGGACGAGCCGACGCCGAAGGTCGCCGATCTCATGGCGGCGCTGGAGGCCAGCCTTGCAGCGGCCAAGGGTGGGCAGCCGTCATGACCAACAAGGCCAAGGCCAAGGGCACAGCCTGGGAGCGTCGGCTGGTCGACTGGCTTGTCGCCCACGGCTTCCCCAACGCCGAGCGGCGGGTGACCGAGGGCAAGAACGACCGGGGCGACGTGAGCGGCGTGCCGCTGGTCATCGAGGCCAAGAACTGCCGGACCATCGACCTGTCGGGCTGGTGCGACGAGGCGGCCAAGGAAGCCCGCACTGCGGGCATGGACGGGCGCTGGGCCGTCGTGTTCCCCCGCCGGTCGCATACCACGGCCAAGGCGTACGCCGTCATCTCGCTCGACCTGCTGGCGGAGTTCATGCGGTACGCGGCTGACTGGGCACCTGTTGATCGCAGCGAGACGGAAGGTGCCGCATGACCGACACCACCGCCACGCTGATCGGTGAGGTCCACGACCTGCGGCTGGAGAACGAGCGGCTACAGGCGTGGAAGGCGTCGCTGCTGTTCTGCCCCTACTGCATGGGGATGGTCGAGCCGGCGGATGCGCCGAAGCACGTCGGTCGATGTGAGCGACTGGCCGAGGCCGCGCCGTGAACCGACCCCTGCAGGCCCTCTTCGCCGCCCTAGGCGTCGTGCCCACCGCCGCCTGCGGCGCACCGGGCAGTGCGCACAAGGGCCACGCCAACAAGGCCGCCGTCTCCACCCCCCAGCAGGAGGCGCCGGACAGCCGGCCCGGTACCGATGACGTTCCCGTGCCGTCGTCGACCGGGCCGGCGCCCACCTCGACCGCCGCACCGCCGACCACGGTGACGATTCTGGCGCCGCCGGCGTCCACGTCGACCACGAGGCGCCCGACGACCACGGTCACCGTGGCGCCGTTCGTGCTGCCGGAGACGGCGACGGAAGAGACGGATGAGGAGTGGTGGGCCGCGCAGCCCGGGTTCGTGCCCGGCGCCTGTGGCGGCTCCCTGCCGCCTTGCGCGGTCATGCGGCGGGAGTCCGGCGGCGACCCTCGCATCTGGAACGGCGGCTGCTACGACGGACCCTGTCGGGGCGGCTCAACGGCGTCGGGAAAATGGCAGTTCATCCGCTCGACCTGGAACGGCTACGGCGGGTACCGGGACGCCGCTGATGCCCCGGAGGGCGTGCAGGACGAGAAGGCCCGTGCAACTTGGGCTGGCGGTCAGGGCTGCGCTCATTGGGCGGCGTGCTGATGGCCGACCGCACCATCCGCTGTGACGTTGACGTCGACCTCATGCAGCACATGGGCAGCGACAGCGCCATCGTGGCCGCTGCCAAGGTATCAACGAAGGGCGCCGCCAGCGTTGAGGAGTTCGACTCCGAGGCCGGCGCCGGCCTCATCAACTTCCTGATGAAGAACCGCCATGGCACACCTTTTGAGCACAACGCCATGACGTTCTTCATCTCGGCGCCAATCTTCGTGTTCCGGGAGTTTCACCGGCACCGCATCGGCTGGAGCTATAACGAGGAGAGCGGCCGCTACAAGCAGCTCGACCCGGTGTTCTACGTGCCTGGGAGCGACCGCAACCTGGTGCAGGTGGGCAAGCCCGGCCACTACGAGTACGTGCCCGGCACTGCCGCTCAGTCGCTCGACCAGGCGCAGAGGATGGCTGCCGCCTACCACGCCGCCTATGACGCTTACGAGGCGGCGCTAGAGGCGGGCATCGCCCGCGAAGTCGCTCGGGCCACGCTGCCAGTCGCGATCTACTCCTCGATGTACGCCACCTGCAACGCCCGTTCGCTCATGGCCTTCCTGAGCCTGCGCACGAAGCACCCCGAGAGCACGTTCCCGTCGTTCCCCCAGCGCGAGATCGAGATGGTGGCCGAGAAGATGGAGTCACTGTTCGCTGGGCTGTTTCCGCTGACGCACGAGGCGTTCTGCAAGCACGGGCGGGTGTCGCCATGACGGCGGCCGAGGAACTGTTGATGTGGATCGAGAAGGAGCGGGCGGAGTACGCCGACTCGACTGACCACCGCCAGGCGCTGATCGACGAGCTTCGACTGGATCCCCACTTCGACGGGCAGTGGTCGGTACTGGTCACGAACTACCTGCGCCGCGCCCAACTGCTCGGCCTCGACTCGATGGCCGGGCGCCAGGCGATGGGCAAGCTGATCGTCTCGTGCATGCACGTGCTGGAGACGGCCGTCGACGTTTTTGGGCCGATGCCGGTCGCCGGTGTTCCGAGCGGAGAGGTCGTCTGCCCATGACCAACCCCGCCGAGGCATCCGCCCGTGACGAGGCCGAGCGCCGGGGCTACTCCTGGCCCGGTAGCGACGTCGACCGCATCGAGGCCGACCTGCTGGCGGAGACGGCCGACGACGAGCCGGCGGCCGGGGCATGGCTGCTGGGTGAGTATCCGGCCACGCCCAGCTACACCCCGCGCTGCCCCGCCCACCTTCTTCCCGAGCCGTGCCAGACGTGCGGCGCCTACATCGCGGCGGGGCTGTGACCACCTGCCGCATCGAGGTCGACACGCTGAATCCCCGCCGCACGCTGGTCGCCTACTTCGATACCGACGTGCCGCCGGCGCTGGCCGAGCAGCTACGGCCGGTGGTCGACGACGCCCTGGCCCAAGTCCGGGCGGGCGGCCTGAACCTGATCGACTCGGACGCCTGCCTGCTGTTGGCCGCCGAGGTTGCCCAACTCGTCGCTGACGGCGAGGCGTACGAACGCGAGGCCGCTCGGCGGGGGGTGCTGGCGCTGTGACCCCCCGCAAGCCGCCCCGTCGTGGCCCGCTGTGGCGCCTGTACCGGGGCGAGGTCGCAGAACACCGGGTCACCCGTGCGCAACTCTCCATGGCGCGCAAGGACCTGGCCGCCAGCGACGACGAGCGCCGGCGGCTGGCGGCCGAGGTAGCGGCGCAGGACCGGGTCATCAAGGAACTGTCGGGCGCCCCGGCGGTCACGACCGCTCCGCTGACCGGCTTCAGCGAGGCCGACCGGGCGTTCCTGCGGGACAGCGAGATCGAGGGATGAGCCTCGACCTCACAGTCACAGATTTATTCTGTGGTGCCGGCGGGAGCTCGATCGGCGCCGTGGCTGCCGGCGCCACACTGAAGATGGCCGCCAACCACTGGGCGCTCGCCGTCGAAACGCACAACGCCAACTTCCCCGACGCCGACCATGACTGCGCCGACGTCTCCCAGGTCGATCCGAAGCGCTACCCCTCGACCGACATCCTCATCGCCTCCCCCGAGTGCACCCACCACAGCCAGGCCCGGACGAAGCGCCATGTCGCCAACCTCTTCGACCCGACCGGGGACCCGGCGGCCGATCGGTCCCGAGCGACCATGTGGGACGTCATCCGCTTCACCGAACGCCACGGCTACCAGCTGGTGGTCGTCGAGAACGTGGTCGAGATCGTCCGCTGGCCACCGTTCGACGCCTGGCTGTCGGCCATGCACGCCCTCGGCTACCGCCACGAGATCGTGTGCCTGAACTCGATGGTGGCGCCGCCGACGCCGCAGAGCCGCGACCGCATCTACGTCGTGTTCTGGCGCGCCGGCAACACCGCCCCCGACCTGCGATTCACACCGGCCGCCTGGTGCCCGACGTGTGCGGAGCCGGTCGCCGCCGTGCAGTCGTGGAAGGTGCCGGGCCGCACCGCCGGCAAGTACCGCACCCAATACCTTTACCGCTGTCCTCGCTGCTCAACGCCGGCCTGGCCCTATGCATGGCCGGCGGCGTCGGCCATCGACTGGAGCCTGCCGACTCCCCGCATCGGGGACCGGGCCCGCCCGCTGGCGCCGGCCACCCTGCGCCGCATCGCCATCGGACTCGACCGCTTCGGCGTGGCCATGGTGCAGAAGTCGGGCCACACGTATGAGAAGCCCGGGAGCGGCTACGCCCGCGCCTGGCCCGTCGACGGGCCCATGCCCACGCAGACCACCGAGGTCCACCACGCCCTCGCCTGCCCGCCGTTCATGCTGTCGCAGTACGACTACAGCGGGGGCGACGGCCGCCGGGTGCGCTCCGTCGACCAGCCGTTGCCGACGGTCGTGGCCAACGGGAACCACGACGCCCTCGTCGTGCCCTTGCGCAACGGGAATAGCCCGAGGTCGACGGACGAGCCGCTGCCCACGATGTGCACGGGCGGACAACAGGCGCTTGCCACCCTGCCGTTCATCGCCGAGTTGCGGGGCGGGCACTCCGACGCCAGCGGCGTCTCCGAGCCGCTGGCCACCGTGTGTGCCTCGGGCAATCACCACGGCCTCGTCACGCCGCCGGCGTTCTACCTGAAGAACTACGGCGACGGCTCCGACCCGTCGATGATGCACAAGGTCACCGACCCGCTGGGCACGGTCACCGGGACCGATCACCACAGCCTCGTGCGCCTCCCCTTCACCGTCGACTACCACGGCAATGGACGGGCACAGCCGGTAGACCAGCCGCTGCCCACCCAGGACACCCGGGATCGCCACGCCCTCGTCGACCCCGGCGTGGCCGTCGAGGACTGCGGGTTCCGCATGCTGGAGCCGCACGAGATCGGCAAGGCGATGGCGTTCCCGTCGACCTACGAGGTGCTCGGGAACAAGCGCCAGCGGGTCAGGCAGTACGGCAACGCGGTGACGCCACCGGTGATGTCGATGATCCTGGAGCGCTGCATTGCCAGCCTGAGCGGGGACCAGCGGTGACGGCGTACGCCGAGTTCCTCGCCAGCAAGCGCAGGATCGTCCACGACGCCGGGCGAGCGGTCGAGCCGGGCCAGGTGCATCCCAAGCTCCACGACTGGCAGGCCGAGGTCACGGCGTGGGCCGTGCGCAAGGGTCGGGCGGCGCTGTTCGAGGATTGCGGGCTCGGCAAGACAAGGCAGCAGCTCGAATGGGCCCGCCTGTCGGCCGACACGAGCCTTATCCTGGCCCCGCTGTCGGTGGCCCGCCAGACCGTGCGGGAGGCCGAGAAGATCGACCTTGAGGTCCGCTACGTGCGCCACGGCGACCAGGTCACCGGGCCGGGCGTGTGGATCACGAACTACGAGATGGCCGACCGTTTCGACCCGGCCACCTTCGGAGCGCTGGTGGCCGACGAGTCGTCACTGCTCAAGAACGTGGACGGCAAGACCCGTCAGATGCTCACCAAGCGGTTCGCCTCCGTTCCCTACCGCCTGGCCTGCACCGCCACGCCGGCGCCGAACGATGTCGCCGAGCTGACCACCCACGCCGAGTTCCTGGGCATCATGAGCCGGGCCGAGATGCTGGCCGCCTACTTCGTCCACGACGACGACGGGTGGCGGCTGAAGGGCCACGGCGCCGAGCCGATGTACGCATGGATGGCGACGTGGGCCACGGCCATGCGCCGGCCGTCCGACATCGGATACTCCGACGAGGGCTACGACCTGCCGCCGCTGTTCATCGTCCCCGAGGTCGTGCACGCCGAGGTCGACGCCGGCGAGCAACTGTTCGCCACCGACCTGGGCGGCGTGGGCGGCCGCGCTGCCGTGCGCCGATCGACGCTGGCCGCACGGGTGGAGCGGGCTGTGGAGTTGGCCAGCGACGACAACCAGTGGATCGTGTGGTGCGGGCTGAACTCGGAGGCCGACGCCGTGGCCGACAAGGTGAAAGGTGCGGTCAACGTCGAGGGTTCATGGTCGGCTGACGCCAAAGCCACGGCGCTGGAGGCCTTCCAGGACGGCGACGTGCGGGTGCTGGTGACGAAACCCAGCATCGCCGGCCATGGCATGAACTTCCAGAACTGCTCTCGCATGGCCTTCGTCGGGCTGTCCGACTCGTGGGAGAGCTACTACCAGGCCATCCGGCGCTGCTACCGGTTCGGCCAGACCGAGCCGGTGCGAGCGCACATCGTCGTCAGCGCCCTCGAGCAGCAGATCGTGGACAACGTCCGTCGCAAGGAAGAGGAGGCCGCCCGGATGACCGAGGCCCTGGTTCGTCACGTCACGGTGCAGCGGGTGGCGGCATGATTCCCCTCAGCGAACGGGACCGAGAAGTGCGGGACCTTGAGGAGGCTTACCTTGAGGAGACAGTCGAGGGCGACGGGTGGCGCCTACACCTGGGCGACTCGTGTGAGTGGCTGCCCCGGTTCGAGCCGGCGTCGGTGGACTTCTCCGTGCACTCGCCGCCCTTCGCCAGCCTCTACACATACAGCCCGAGCGCCCGGGACATCGGCAACTGCGCCACCCTGGCCGAGTTCGTGGCGCACTACCGGTTCGTCATCGACCAGCTACTCCGGCTGACCAAGCCGGGCCGCCTGGCCGCCGTCCATGTGGCCCAGGTGCCGACGCAGAAGGCCCGGGACGGCTACATCGGCCTGGTCGACTTCCGGGGCGCCGTCATCGCCGCCTACATCGACGCCGGGTGGATCTTCCACGGTGAGATCACCGTGCAGAAGAACCCCCAGGCCCAAGCCATCCGCACCAAGGCCAAGGCGCTGCTGTTCGTGCAGATGGAGAAGGACTCGACGTGGTCCCGGCCGGCGCTGGCCGACTACGTGCTCCTGTTCCGCAAGCCCGGCGACAACGCCGTGCCGGTCACGCCGGTCGTCAACGGCGAGATCACCCGAGAGGACTGGATCGACTGGGCGCAGCCTGCGTGGTTCGGCATCCGGGAGAGCGACACCCTCAACGCCGCCGCCGGCCGGGACGACGACGATGAGCGCCACATCGCACCCTTGCAATTGGGGCTGATCGACCGGTGCATCAAGCTTTGGACGAACCCGGGCGAAACTGTGCTGTCTCCGTGCGCCGGGATCGGCTCCGAGGGCTACCAGTCGGTGCTGCGAGGCCGGCGCTTCGTCGGGGTTGAGCTCAAGGGGTCGTATTTCGCCACGGCGTGCGACAACCTGCGTCGGGCCGCCTACGAAGCTGCCCTGCCGACGCTGTTCGATGAGCCGGCGGAGGCCACCGCCTAGATGGTGACCCCCCCCCTCAGTTCGTCGGAGGTCTGCCGCCTCACGGGCGTGACCGTTCGCCAGCTCGACTATTGGGTGCGCATCGGGCTGTTGAGCCCGTCATTGCGTGCCGGCTACGGCGGGTCGGGCGACCCCCGGCGGTGGAGCGAGGCCGACGTGGCCAAGGTGCGGGTCGTCGCCGCCATCATGTCGGCCAAGGGCAAGGACTCGACCGGCAGCCTGAGCCGCATGGCCCGGCGGGTGCTGGAGGAGGTCGACGCCATGGCCGCTGACGGGTTCGTGGTCGTCGACGCCGACGGTGCGGTGACGTGGGCGGCCGGTGGGACGGAACTGGCCGAGGCGTGCCGGACGAACGGGCCGGGCTGTTGGGTGCTCGACCTGGTGGCGCTGGCCGGCGCAGCGAGGGAGGCGGTGGCGTGAGCGCCTACGCCAGCGGAACCGAGGTGACCGCCGAGCGGTCGAAGGCCGAGATCGAGCGCACACTGGAGCGCTTCGGTGCCGACCAGTTCATGAGCGGGTGGGACGCCGATCGGCGTATTGCTGTGGTCAGCTTCCGCCTGAGCGGGCGGATGGTCCGCCTCACCCTGCCGCTGCCGTCGGCCGACGACCCGATGGTCGCTCTCACCCCGAGCGGCCGGGCCCGCACGGAGGTGCAGCGGCGTGACGAGCTGGCGAAGGAGACCCGGCGCCGTTGGCGGGCGCTGCTGCTGGTCATCAAGGCCAAGCTGACCGCGGTTCAGGACGGTATCTCCACGCTGGAGCGGGAGTTCATGGCCGACATCGTCCTGCCGGACGGGCGCACGTTGTCGGAGTGGGTGGCGCCGCAGTTGGCCCGGGCTTACGAGTCGGCGGAGATGCCTGCCCTGCTGCCGAGGCCTCGGTCGTGAGCGACACAAGCCTCCAACGACAGGAGTGGCGGGCCCGGGCCGCCTGTCTCGGCGTGGACACCGAGATCTTCTTCCACGACTCGACCTATGCCGCCAAGGCCGTGTGCCGGACCTGTGTGGTGCGGGAGGAGTGCCTGGAGTACGCCCTGGTCAACCGGGAGAAGTTCGGGGTTTGGGGCGGCAGGAGCGAGCGGGAACGGCGCCGGATGCGCCGAGCGCGCCGGCTGCCGCCGAGGACGTGCCAGCGCCATGAGTGCCGGCGGCAGTTCGTCCCGGCGGCGCCGAACCAGCTCTTCTGCAACGCGGCGTGCCGCCTGGCCGACGCCGGCGCCCGCAAGGTGGCCAAGGCGAGGAGGGCGGGATGACCGCCGAACCCGTGAGCATCGACGACGCCCGCCAGAGGCGGCAGGGACAGAGCGCAGGCCGGGTGCCGCCCAACAACGTCCAGGCCGAGGAGAGTCTGCTGGGGGCCATGCTGTTGAGCCGCTCCGCCATCGACGCCGGGGCCGAGGCCGGCATCGACGCCGCCGACTTCTACAAGCCGGCGCACGGCCACGTCTTCGCCGCCGTCATGGCTCTGTATGCCCAGGGCGAGCCGTCTGACCCGGTGACGGTGGCCGAAGCACTGCGCCGGGATGGCCAGCTGGAGGCCATCGGTGGGCCGGCCACCCTCACCACGCTGATGGCGGGTACGCCGTCGACGGGCAACGCCGGCCGTTACGCCCGCATCGTGAAGGACCACGCTCAGCTGCGGGAGCTGATCCGGGCGGCCGGCGATATCGCCGAGATGGGCTACGAGCTGCCCGAGGACGTGGCCGGCGCCATCGACGCCGCCGAGCAGATGGTGTTCGACCTGCGCCCTCGAGCCGACGTGCCCACCGCCCACCAGCTTCGGGATGTGCTGGGCGAGTGGCTGGACCAGATGGAGGCCCTGGTCGACGCCGGCGGCCAGATCATCCATCCCACGGGCTGGACCGACCTCGATCATATGGTCGGAGGACTGCACCCGGCCCGGCTCGTGATCGTGGCCGCCAGGCCGGGCATGGGCAAGACGTCGTGGGCGGGGGCCCTCACCTTGAACGTGGCCCGCAGGGGCGAGCCGGTGCTGTTCGTGTCGGTGGAGATGAGTCGGGAGGAGCTGGCCGGGCGCATGGTGGCATCCTCTGCCGGACTGGTCGGCTCCAAGCTGAGCCAGGGCGACGTGGTGGCCAAGGACTGGGACCGCATCTCCGGCGCTCTGACCGCCTTGTCAGAGCTGTCCATCGACATCGTCGATACGACACCGGCGACGCTGCTGTCGGTGCGCACCGCCATCCGCCGGTCGGTGGCCCGCTACGGCCGGCTGGGCCTGGTGGTCGTCGACTACGTACAGCTCATGACCGGCCGGTCCCGGGCGGAGAACCGTCAGGTAGAGGTTGCGGAAATCGTCCGGGGCCTCAAGCTCATGTCGAAGGAAATGGCTGTGCCCATCGTGGCCCTGGCCCAGCTGAGCCGGAACCTGGAGGCCCGCATGGACAAGCGGCCGATGCTGGCCGACCTGCGTGAGTCGGGCGAGCTGGAGAACAGCGCCGACCAGGTCGTCTTCATCTATCGCGACGAGATGTACAACCCCAAGACGGAGGACAGAGGCATCGCAGAGCTCATCGTGGCCAAGAACCGACACGGCGCCATGGGGACGGTCAAGGTTGCCGCCGACTTGGCCTCCGGCCGCTGGCTCAACCTGGCGAGGGTGGGTTCCTGATGGCTGGACTGGTGAAGAAGGCTGAGGGGCTGCAGCGGTTCATGATGGACTGCGGATTCTGGCGGTCGAGGAAGTGGGTCGGCGCCGACTTGGCCGCCATCGGCCTGCAGGTGTGCGGGATCAGCTACAGCTACGAGCACGGCACCGACGGCCGGCTGCCGAAGGACGATCTGGCCATCGCCCTCGGCGTGCGGGAGAAGGACGTCCGCAAGGCCCTGCCCGTCGTCCTCAAGCGGGGCGTGTGGGCCGAGGAGGCAGACGCCTACGTGATCGTCGGCTACCACGATCACAACCCCACCCAGGCCGAGGTCAAGGAACACCGAGAGAGGAGGACCACCGCCGGCCTCAAGGGCAACCACGACCGCTGGCACAAGACCAAGGTCGACCCGCAGTGTCCGTTCTGCGACTCCCGTTCCGATCCGCCGCCGACATCGAACGGAGTCGCACCAGCAATCCCAACCGCATCCGAATCGGATCGCATTGCGGAGTCGCAAAGCAGAGTAGAGGAGAGGAGAGTAGATCCCCCTCTATCCCCCTTGTCGCACCAGGGAGGCTCGGAACCGATCGGCAACCCCGAGACCGAGAAAGACAACCCCGAACCGCCACCGCCATCGGATGAACCCGAATCGCTGGCCGAGCGACTGGCCGAGCTGTGGCCGGGACGGGAGCGCATGGCGGCCGAGTGCCGGCTCGTGGTGGGCCGATGCCTGGCCGTGGCCGACCGGTCGGTCGTGGATGAGTGCATCGGGGCCATGCTGGCCGTGGACGACAAGCCCCACAGCCCGAAGTACCTGCTGGCGGCGGTGCGCAACCGGCTGGTCAGCATCGGGGCCTATCCAGCCGGTGACGAGGCTCTGGCGTCGTTGGGGGGCAGGTCGTGAGCGACCTCAACCAAGGTGCAGGTCGTGAGGAGGGCCACATGGAACGGGTCTGCGAGATCGTGTCGGAGTGGTTTGCCGTGGGCGCCCCGGCGGTGGCCGAGATGCGAGCGGGCATCCGTCGGTCCCGGATCGCCGGCATCCAGCGACTTCACCACCACGCCCACGGTGCGGCCTGCGTCTTGGCCTGCGAGGACATCGAGGCCCGCTGACGATGCCTGGCCAACCGGCGAAGACGCCCTGCCCCGACTGCACGCCGGAGAAGGCCTGTGGTCGTCACTGCGGCGGCAAAAAGCGTGGACCCGAGGGCGGTCTGTGCCAGCTCGCCGCCGGCCAGGCGACCGACCATCCGGGCATCGGCAGGTGCTCGCTGCACGGCGGCAACACGAAGAACCATCGGGCATCCGCCAATGTCGAGAAGGCTCGCCGCGCCGCCGCCGAGTTCGCCCTGCCCGTCGAGATGGACCCGCACGAGGCTCTGCTCGACGCCCTGTACCGGCGTGCGGGAATGACCGCCTACCTGGCCGGCGTGATCGCCGAGATGGAGTCCTACGAAGACCTCAAGCAGCTTTCGATGGGATCGGAGCGATTCGAACGGCCGGCGGTGTGGGTCGAGATGTACGACACCGCCCTCAAGGAACAGGCCCGGGTGGCCAAGGCGTGCGTGGACGCCGGCATCGACGAGCGCCGCACCCGGGTCATCGAGCGCCACGGCAAGGAGCTGGACGGCGTGCTGCGCAAGGTGCTCGACGCCATGATGCGGGGCCTCACCGCCCGGGGCATGCCCGCTGACGAGCTGGCCGAGTTCTGGCGCGCCGAGGTGCCCGGCATCGTCCGTGGCGCCCTGGTGGGCCTACTGGCGCCGCCGGCTGCGCTGGGCCCGGCTGAGGAGGTGGCGTGACGCTTCGCGTGTTCTCTCACGGCGGCGGTGCTCAGTCGATCGCCGTGCTGGTTCTGGCGGCTCAAGGTCGGCTTGCCTACGACGTGTTCCTGTTCTGCAACGTCGGCGACGACAGCGAGAATCCGCTCACGATCGAGTACCACCACGAGGTCGCCGTGCCGTTCGCTGAGCGCCACGGCATCCGCCTTGTGGAGCTGCGCCGAGTCCTTCGGACCGGCGACACACGCACCCTGTTGGAAGAGATCGACCAGTTCCCACGGAGCATCCCCATCCCGGTGCGGTTGGTTGGTGGCGGCTTCGGTTACCGTTCCTGCACGAAGCGGTTCAAGATCGAGGTCGTGGCCCGCTGGACTCGCCAGCACGGGGCCACACCGGAGAACCCGGCCACATGCGGAATCGGGTTCTCGCTGGACGAGGTTGAGCGAGCCACGACGCTGGAGCGGGTCAAGCACCAACGCACCGAGTACCCGCTGCTCGACCTGCGCCTGACCCGCTCCGACTGCCGCCGCATCATCGCTGACGCCGGCTTGCCGCAGCCGCCGAAGTCGTCGTGCTACTTCTGCCCGTTCCAGACGCTTGAGGACCGGCGCCGGCAACGGCGAGAGAGTCCGGCGCTCTTCGCCCAGGCGGTCGAGGTCGAGCGCACCGTCAACGCCCACCGGGAGGCGCTGGGACTCGACAAGGCGTGGCTCTCGTCGCTCCTGGCGCCGCTCGACGAACTCCCCGACTGGCCCGGCCTGTTCGATGAGGCCGAGACGACCTGCGATGTCGGGTCGTGCTTCACATGACCCTCTTCGACCCGCCGCCGGGCGGTCGTGCCCTGTACTGCCCGTGCGGGTTGCTGTGGGCGTCTGTGCACGGCCCTCGCCCCGTCACCGACCACGCCGCCTGCCTGCTGGCCCGCCTCGGCCTCAATCGGGTGCCGTGCCTGTCCTGCGGCGGCACCATCGCCGCCGTTCCCGCCTCGCCCGAGGCCCGCCGTTGACCACCGAAGGAGCGCTCATGACCGACCAGTCCCAACCGCCCACCGACATCACCCCGGCGCCCGTCGCCACCGGCTTCAGGGTCGCCACCGTGACCAACGGGGCTGGCGAGTCGATGGTGCTGCTCCAGGCCCAGACGCCGACGGGCACCAGCTTCTACTTCCTCGATGCTGCGATGGCGGTGCAGGTCGGCAACGCCCTGCGGGCCGAGGGCAAGGCCGGTGTGCGCAAGGAGCCGGCGCTGTCCCTGCCGCCGCCCGGACTTCTGATCGTGCCGGGACGATGAGGTTCATCGACCATCCCCCGGCGCCGATCGGTGAGCACGGAATCGCCGGTGCATGGTCCGTCCGAGATGCCATCGACGAGGCCCGCCGGCCGACTGACGAGCCACGCTGCGCCTTCGACCGCTGCCAGGCTGGTGGCGTCATCCTGCCCAAGGGCCATCGGGTCATCGGTGGAGGACAGAACCGGGGCAAGGTTTGGCACCCCGGCTGCTACGACGCCGAGCACGGGCTGGTCCTGCGCACCGAGGGCAACGTCGTGGTCGAGCGGGCACTGCCGGCGTTCCAACGGTACGGACCGCTGCGCTGGGTTGATCCGGCTACCGCAACGCCAATCGTCAGCGGGTCATGACCCTCGTCGCCCTCATCCTCGCTGCCGCCCTTGCCGGCGCCGTGATCGGCTGGGCGACGAACGACCTGGCGCGCCAGCGCCGTCAACAGCGGGGGCGGGAGTGGACGCCGGCCGATGACGACTGGCTCGACCGCTGGGGCATCTGGCCGTGACCCTCGCCGCCAACCCGTGGCAGTGGGTGGCCGATGCGTGGGCCGACCCCGCCGACTCGGCGGTCGACGCCTTCGAGGTGTTGGGCTACGAGCCGAACTGCCTGCCCCGGATCGCTGCCGCCAAGGAGGCTGGGTTCGAGACGCCGGTGGATGCCAAGAGGTCGGGCGTCGACCTGCCCGAGCCGTGCGGTCGCTGCCCCCAGGAGCAGTTCCACGCCGCCACCGAGGACGACGTGCTGTTCGGCGGCCAGGCCGGCGGCGGGAAGACGAAATCGCTTCTCATGGAGGGCATCCGGGCCTGCGTGCGCTACCCGGGCATCTGGGTGGGCGCCTACCGCCGGACCTATGACGAGCTGGCCGAGTCGCTGCTCAAGGAGCTGCAGAAGCTGGCCTACGCCATGGCGCTGGGCGCCAGCTGGAACAAGACCGAGAAGGAGCTCACATTCCCGATGCGGGCGGGCAAGGTCTCCAAGTTCCGCTTCCGCTACGCCGAGTCGATCGACGACGCCGTGCGCCGCCAGGGCGGCGACTACCAGCTCCTGCTCGTCGACGAGCGCACGCTGATGCCGCCGGGAGTGGTGCCCGTGCTCCAGGAACGGCTGCGTTCCAGCGACCCCGACATCCCCGTGCTGGGCACCCGCTGCACGGCCAACCCGGGCGGGCCCGGCCACGGCGAGACGAAGGCGGCCTACATCGACGCCACCGACGATGGGGCCAAGGTCGTCACCGATGAGCACGACCGCACCCGCCGGTTCATCCGCTCGAGGCTGTCGGACAACCCCTACCTGGACCGGGACCAGACCTACCACCGCACCCTCGACGCCATCCCCGACCCCGCCCGGCGCAAGGCCATGAAGGAGGGCGACTGGTCCGTTTTCGCCGGCCAGTTCTTCGCCGCCTGGTCCCGTGAGCGCCACGTCGTTGAGCCGATGCCGCTGCCGGACGAGTGGGACCGGGAGGAGGGCATCGACTACGGCTACGCCGCACCGTGGGCCGTGCTGGTCGGCGCCTTCGACAACGACGGCCGGTGCTGGATCACCCACGAGCTCTACGACACCGGCGTGGGCCAGACCGACCAGGCCCGGCGCATCCTGGCCACCGAGGCGGGCGCCGGGATCACTCCCGCCGCACGCCACGCCGACCCGTCGATGTGGGCCAAGACGGGCGAGGCCAACTCCAACGCCGCCATCTACGCCGATGAGGGCTGTGTCTTGCGCAAGGCGGTCAACGACCGGGTGAACGGCTGGTCACGGGTGCTGGAGTACCTCACCGACCTACCGGCGTGCGACTTCCACCGGGCCAAGGGCTGGGAGATGTGCCCCCGCCTGCACGTGTTCTCCTCCTGCGCCAACCTGATCCGCACGCTGCCCAACGCTCCCCGGGACAAGAACAAGCCCGAGGACATCGACACCACCTGCGATGACCACGCCCTGGACGCCCTGCGCTACCTGCTGATGGGCCGGGGTGTGCCCTTCGTTCCGGCGCCGCCGATGGAAGACACCCAGGAGAACGCATGGGCGGCCGGAGCCGGCCTGGCCGACGTCGACGGCTGGGACGACGGCGGCTACGGCTACGACAGCGGGTGGGGGCGGTGATCCGGGTCACCGTCGAACTGTTGCCCGGAGGCGATGAGCGCCGGCCGCAGAAGATTGGCGAGATGAAGATTTGGAACCAGGCAGCGACGCTGCCCGCTGCCAGTCGGTACGGCTTCCGGTACAACAGCAACGGCGAGACTGTCACCGGCGACGACGTGGCGCATCGACGGTCGCTCAACGTGTTCCGGCTGATCCAGTCCGTGCTCAACCACAGCGAGCCGCATCCCGGCTACTGCCACGCATGCCACCGTGAGAACCCCGAGGTACCGCCTGATCGGGTGCATCCCGCCGTACCATCGCAGCCGTGAGCGCCAACGGGTACGCCGACCTCGGCGAGGAGACGATCGAGAAGGCGCGCTCCGCCGGCGGCCTGGCGTTCACCGAGATCGGGACGACGGGCCTCCAGCACCAGGGCGGCCAGCTGTACGAGGAGCAGCGCCAGGCCCTCGCCGGCGACCGGGGCACAGCCGTGTTCAAGGAAATGTCTGAGGAGGATCCAACCATCGGCGCCGGCCTGCTGGCCATCGACCTCATGGTGCGAGCGGTGCCGTGGGACTTCGAGCCGCCGCCCGACAGCGGCAAGGAGGGCGAGCGCTGGGCCGAGCTGTGCAACACGGCCATCCACGACATGTCGATGAGCTGGCCCGACACGGTGAGCACGTTCTTCACGATGGTGCCCTTCGGCTGGTCGTATTCCAACGTGGTCCTCAAGCGCCGCGACGGCGAGCAGCCCTACCGTCCCGACAAGCCTGACGCCCCGGCGTCGAGCGACTACGACGACGGCCTGATCGGCTGGCGGGTGATGTCGCCCCGCTCCCAGGACTCGAAGCTGCGATGGGAGCTCGACAGCCGGGGCAACGTGCGGGGCATGTGGCAGCAGATCCTGGGCGGCCCGGCGGTCATGGTGCCCATCGAGCACTCGGCGCTGTTCCGCACGTCGACCAAGAAGAACTCGCCCGAGGGCACGTCGGTGCTCCGGTCGGCGTGGCGACCGTGGCACTTCCTGCGCCAGATCGAGGTGTTCGAGGGCATCGGCATCGAGCGGGACCTGGCCGGCCTGCCCGTGGGCGGCGCACCCTCGTCGTACCTGGCAGAGGGCGCCTCGCCGGCGGAGAAGCAGACCGTGGCCGTCATGCGCCGCATCCTGTCCAACATTCGCCAGAACCAGAGCGCATCGGTGCTGTGGCCCTCCGACCTGTACGAGGAGTCCAAGGCCGAGAAGTTCCCGCTCAAGCTGATGACCTCCGGCGGCCGGCGCCAGTTCGACATCGACGCCGTGATCATGCGCAAGCGGGTCGAGATGGCCTCGTGCATGCTCGCCGACTGGCTGTTCCTGGGACATGAGCCCAACGGCTCCCGGGCCGTGGCCGAGCCCAAGATGGAGCTGTTCCAGAAGGCCCTCGCCACCTGGACCGACGGCGTCGCCAACATCTTCGACGCCCACCTGACGCCGCGCCTCATGCGGGCCAACGGGGTGTCGGCCAAGCTCACCCCGAGGCTGCGGCCCGGCAAGGTGAAGCAGGTCGACGTCGAGCGCTTCGCCGCCGCCTGGTCCCAGATGGTGTCCACGGGTGCCATCACCAACAACGCCGAGACGGAGAACTGGGCCCGGGACCAGGTCGGGGCGCCCCCGATCGACGAGGACGAGTGGACCCAAGCGCAGAGCGGCTTGGTGGTGCCGAAGGAGATGGCGGCGTGACGAAGGCGAAGCGCATCTCGCCCGGCGACGGCGATCCTCGGCACGGGACACACAACGGGTACCAGAATCTCGGCTGCCGTGGACCAGATTGCACGGCGGCGAAGATGGCCTACGAACGCCAGCGGGGAGCGGAGGGCCATCACGAAGGCGACCGGCTGCTCGTCACCTGCTGGTGCGAGGACGGCATGGTATTCGTGCGTGCGGCCGACGTGCGAGCCGGTCGCACCGGTAGCTGCGGCAAGTCGTCGTGTAGGGCGACGGTGGCGGCATGAGCGTCGTGTCAAGCCGCAACGACGGTCCGCCGGAGTCCGGTCCTCGGGTCGAGATCGAGACGCTGGAGCAGGCCGCATTCTGGATCGGCGTGCTGCATCGTCGGAGCGTTGTCGACGCCAGGGAGATTTCGCGGCTGGCCGAGCGAGTTCGCCGGTTGGAGTTGCCATGGTGGAGGCGGTCACGACGGGACAGCCGATGACCATCGTCGCCACCCGCGCCTACCGTCCCGCCCCGAAGCCCACACCCGACGCCATCGCCAAGGCGGCCGGCGACGAGTCCCTGGCCCGCTCGCTGGCCGCCGCCCTGGCCGCTCCGTTCCTGCTGCTGGGCTCCACGCTGGCCGAGCTGTTGAGCCGGGGAGACGACGACCCGTCCTCCGGCATCGACTGGTCCGGCATCCGCCGGCGGCTGCTCCGTGTCGTGCGCCCGGCGCTGGCCGACGTGGCGTTGCGGGGCATGGACCGGGCCAGAGCCGACATCGGCGTCTCCTTCGACCTGGTGCCCGCCCGGGCCCTGGCCGTTGCCGAGGCCCACGCCAGCGAACTGGTGGACGGCATCACCGCCACCGCCCGAGACGCCGTGCGGGCGATCATCGTCCGTGGGCTGCGTGAGGGCCGCAGCGTCGACCAGGTCACCGCCGATGTGCGAGACGTGATCGGCCTGCATCCCCGCTGGGCCAACGCCGTGGCCAACCGCCGGCGGGCGCTGGAGTCGGCGAAGACGCCGATGTCGGCGGCCCGCATCGACCGGCTGGTGGGGCAGTACCGATCAAGGCTGCTCACCCACCAGGCCCGCACCATCGCCCGCACGGAACTGCTGCGTGCGTCCAACATGGGGGCGATGGAGGGCTACCGGGCGGCTGTAGCCGCCGGTGTGTACCCCGACGGCGTCGTGCGAGTGTGGGTCACAGCGCCCGAGTTCAAGCGCAGCAGCGCCGAGGATGGCCGCATCTGCCTCATCTGCCGGCCCATGTCCGGTGTCGAAGTCGAGGGCCTGACCGAGCCGTTCCAGACGCTCGCCGGCCCGGTGCTGCACCCGCCGGCGCATCCGAACTGCCGGTGCCGACTCATCGTGAAATCCGCCACCCCGAGAAGGAGCGCCGCATGACTGCCTTCGCCCTCATCGCCCTCGCCTACTACCTGATCGGCGTCGCCCTCTGGGCCGTGGCTCGCTGGTCTGACCGCAAGTGGCCGAGGGAGGACAGCACCGGCCCGATCCTGCTGGTGCCCTCCGTCACCCTGTGGCCGGTCATCGTCTACCGAACGTGGCAGCACTGCCGCGCCGAGGAGGCTCCGCCGGCATGAGCGACGCACCGATTCCCTTCCCCCGAGGCCAGTTGCGCCCCGGCGACCGGGTGGCCGTCGATGATCGGCCGAAACCCAACAACCAGGGCACCGTCGAGGAGGCTTGGGACGACGGCATGCTGCGGATCAACTTCGACGACGGCGGGTCGGCGCCGTACCCCGCCAGTGAGTGTCGGAGGATCGGGTAGTGGGGAACGGACGGGTGCAGCTGTTCCGCTCGGCCGTTGTCACACGGGTCGTTCAAACAGCATGGTGGGGGGACGGCCCGAGACGGGTGACCGGCGTCTGCCTGCGGTTGTGGCCGTCACGCTGGGTGCTCCTGCTGTTCCCTCGCCGAGGTCCATCGACCTACGAGTGCCCGTCCTGCGACCGTCAGTCAGCATGACCGCCCTCGCCATCGTCATCGGCATCGCCCTGTTCGTCGTCGGCTTTGTCGCCCTGCTCGAACATGCGTGGAACAGGATGGGCCGGTGACCGACCACGAGCTGACCACGCACGACCTCGCCACACTGGAGAGCGTCGAGCCGGTGGCGGTGTTCGGCGACTGCTTGTGCGGACGGTGGAGCTACCAGCGCCGTAACGACGACGGCGAGGCGCAGGAGCTGGTCGAGTTCGAGTTCGCCCGCCACGCCGCCGGCTTGTCCGAAGGAGCGGCTGCGCCATGATCGAGGTGCTCACCATCGTGATCTCGCTGGCATCCCTTGCCGTCTCGGCGTGGACGATCTCGGTAATCCGGCGCTCCAATCGTGAGATGCGAGAGCGGATCTACAACGGAGGACCACGGTTCTGATGACCGCCGTCGACAAGTCCGCATCCGACAAGGCCAACCCCACCGGCGAAGTCCGTGCCCGTCACCTGATCCGCTGGTACAACCGTGGCGCCGGCGGCCGCATCCAGTGGGGCAAGCCGGGCGACTTCGATCAGTGCGTGAAGGTGGCGGCGAAGCACATGCGCCCCGACCAGGCGAAAGGGTTCTGCCAGCTTCGCCACAAGGACGCCACCGGCGAGTACGCCGGGCCCAACGCCCACGGTGGCAAGGCTCGCAAGTCCTACGACGAGGTGCCCGCCGCCATCGTCACCACCGACGACGAGGGCAACCAGGTGGTGGTCAAGCTCGCCGGCCTGCGCCTCGACGTCGTCGACGGGCCCGGCCTGCTCATCACCTACGGTGACAAGGTGGTCGCCCTCGACGGCACCGACGTACCCGACGGCGCCACCCACCTGACCACGGCTGCGGCCGGCACCGACGGCGGCCACTACGACGAGGGCGGCCTGTCTATCGACCCCCGCATGATCAGCGGGGCCTGGGGCTACGAAGTCAAGGTCGAGGGCCGGCGGGTGCTGTGGATGCCGGCGGCCAAGGCCATCCCCGAGTGGGCCAAGGGCGCCGACCTGGTGTTCGTGACCGGCGGCGTGGAGACTCCGCCCGGCTTCCCCGCCCGCCGCATCCGCCCCGCTGACGACGTGGGCACCAGCTACCTGTTGCGCTCCGCCGGCCTGGCCCGCTCGCCCGCCCGCAAGGCGCTGCTGCGCCGCCTGGTCGAGGTGCTGAAGGGGCGGAAGGTCTCGCCGCAGATCTTCCCGAACATCGAATTCGAGGCTGGCCCCGATGAGTGGAAGCACGTCAGCGTGGACATCACACCGCCGGCCGGTGCGACGAGCTTCACGCCGACGATCACGGTGGGCGATGTGACCGGCGCCGAGGTGGCGTTGGCGTCCAAGGCGCTTGGCATGAAGACCTCCGCCATGGTGGCGCTGTACCCGCCGCCCGACGCCGCCCGGGCCATGGCCCTCGACGGGGGCGAACTGCCCGAGGACCTGCACGTCACGCTCGGGTTCCTCGGATCGGATGCCGTGGTGCGCCTGGACCGGGACAAGATCGAGGCGGCGCTGGTCGCGTTTGCCGCCGCCAACGGCCCCGTGAACGGCACGGTGGGCGGCCTGGCCCGGTTCCATGGCACCGACGACGACGGGTGGCCGTTGGTCGCCCTCATCGACGCACCGATGCTGACCGAGTTCCGCCAGCGCCTGGTCGCCACGCTGGCGGCCGCCGGCGTCGAGGTGGCGTCCAACCACATCTTCACCGCACACGCCACGCTGGCCTACGTGAAGCCCGAGGACGAGGAGGCCGCCGCCGCCATCCTGGCCGAGGGCATCGAGCCGACGCCGCTGCACTTCGGCTCGATCGTGTTGGCGTGGGGCGACGACCGCACGGTGTACACCCTCGACGGTCTGCCGCAGGCACCGCCTCCCGTCATGAAGGCTGTCGCCGGCCCGGCCATCAAGTCCCTCGATGCCAAGCGCTACACGATGGCGCCGCTGTACCCGGCCTCGCCCGAGTCACCCTCCGCCGCCCACCTCGACGCACACGGCGACTTCGCCACCGCCGAGGATCTGCAGCAGGCGGTGTGGGACCACGTCCGCAAGGGGGACCGCACCATCCGGGACCAGCACCGTGACGGGACCGCCATCGGCGAGTGGGTGGAGATCGTGTCGTGGCCGTACGAGGTCACCGTGCCCATGACCAAGGCCGACGGCACCACCGTGCAGAAGGCGTTCGCCCCCGGGACGGTGTTCCTCGGCGTCGTGTGGAACGAGGACGCTTGGCCGTCGATCCTCAGTGGCGCTCGCAATGGGTATTCCTTGGGCGGCGTCGCCACCCGCGTGGCCGTGGAGATGGCGTGAGAGCACGGATCATCGGGCATGTGACGTCGGGCGTGCTGGTCCACTTCGAGGCCGAGCGCACGGAAGCCGAGCGCCGGTCGATGCGGAGGACGCGGGACAACGGAGAGGTGGGCGACTTCCTCGCATGGCAGATGGAGACCGGGACCTTCCCCATTCAGGGGATCAGCAGCGGCGGCGGTGCCTACACGGCGGTGTTCCACGCCGATGACGCCGAAGCCGTTGGTGCATGGCTGACCGAGCACGGCGTCGTCCTGGGCCTACCCTCGTGAGCAAGTTCTACGAGCGCGCCAGCGATATCCCGAAGGTGGACTGTCCGACCTGCGGCGGTGAGCACCGCCCCGAGGCCGTGGCGATCAACTTCGCCGGTGAGATGCATGACCGGTACATCGCCGGCAACGTGTCGTGCCCGCACGGCCTCCCCTTCGATGAGCCACTTGCTGGGGGCGGCCAGGCCCCGCCCGTGTTCATCGACGAGCAACGAGCGAAGGTCGCGAACGGGTTCCCTGTGCCTGTTCGGCCGCCGGGCCACCTGATCCCGAGAGGTGAACCCGGCGTGTTCGGCGTCGTCTACAGCAAGCCGAAGCGGTCCAGCTGGTGGAAGGGCTGATGGCCGAGAACGTCCACGACATGATGACCGCCGCCAATGCCGCCTTCGATCAGTACGTCGCCACCGTCAAACCGGTGATGCGGAGCATGGCCACCTACCAGCAGGCGGCTCTCGACGCTGGTCTATCGCCGACGATTGCCGAAGCACTCACCTTGCGCCTGGCGCCGTGGCTGTTGCCGGTGCCCGAAGGTCCCGAGGACTGATGGACGAAGCGACCGAACGCCGCCACTACGCCGACCGAGTGGCGGCTTACATCAACGGCATGGAAGCGGCCATCTGCGGCGAGCTCCACCTCGACCGCTGGCCCAACTGCGACGACCAGTCGCACGCAGAGGGCATGGACCTGCTCGCTACTCTCGACCGCCCCGCTCGCTCATGGACGTGCCGGTCCTGATGGCCTGCCCCCACCCCACCGCCCACGACGAGGTGCCGTACTTCGTTCAGGCGTGGGTGCGACAGCTGCTCGATCCCGAGCTGGCCGAGATGCTGCGGGCCGCCGACGGCCGCCAGGTCGAGGTGCGCCTGCTGGCCTCGCCCACGGGCAAGGTGCGGCGCCGCCCCGAGGTGCTGTTCGACTCCGGCCGCAACCTCGATATGGTCGAGCCGGGAGACGTCGGGTAGCGGTAGGATTCGGGCGTGGACGGCGACCGATTCGTGGCCGACGAGGTGTTCCCGGCCGTGTCGATCAGCCGGCAGCCCATCGAGTACCCCCGAGGCAACTGGGGTGAGCCGTACCGCGCGTCTTGGCTCGCCACGGTGAAGCGCCGAGTCCGTCATGCCCGCTGGCTCCTCGCCCGACGCATCGCCGGCGACCAGTGGCCGAGCGACCCCGGCGACTGGGACTGATGTTCGCCCTGACCGTTCGCCGATTCTGCTTCGTGCCGTCCTGCGACTGGTACTTCGATGACGAGGGGCCGAAGGTCGAAATGGCGCACGGCGCAGCGTCCATCGGCGAGTTCGCCGACGTCGTGTTTCAGGCCGCCGCAGCGGCGCATCGCAAGTACTGGGCCGCCGTCGAGCGAGTGCTCGAAGCGCACTTCGCCGAGCACGTCGCGGCGATGGTCTCGGCGTGACTCTCGAACCCTCATTCCTGCAGTGCCCCTATTGCCCGGTGGCGTGGGAGACGCCAGCCATCCGCGACGAGGTCGGCAAGGTAGGCGCTGAGATCGCCCGGCATGTTCGTGACTTGCACGGCAGGGAGGAACTGGCACTGACCTTCGAGCGGACCGTCATTCACTGCTGACCGGCGCGTCGCTCCAAGGTTCCACCTGACCTAGCACCACCCGCTGTACCGTCTCCGGTCAGTCGAGACCGCAAGGCCGCTCGCACCCTTCTTCACCGAGGGGAGCGAGCGGCCTTCTGTCGTTTCAGGAGACCGAGTGGGACTACGAGCGAGACGGATGAAGGGCCTCAGGGTCGACGAGGTGTCCGGCGTCGACGCCCCCGCCCATCTGGCGCAGGGGTGGATGGTCCTCAAGTCCGCCGCCGGAGCCGACCCGCTCGACGACCTGAGCGACGAGCAGATCGAGCAGTTGATCAAAGCCGCCGAGGCGGAGGAAGAGGAGCAGCCCGTGTCCAAGGAACTGATCGAGTCCCTGACCAAGGCGCGGGACACCATGCCCGACGCCGCCAAGTCCCAGGTCGACGCCCTGATCGCCACCCTCGGCGGCAACGCCGGCGCTGGCGACGACCCGGTGGCCAAGGCGGTGGCCGAGGCATTGACCAAGGCCCAGGGCGAGCGTGACGCCGCCGTGGCCAAGGCCGCCGAGCTGGAGGCCGAGCTGGCCAAGGCCAACGGCGGCGTCACGCTCGCCCTGGGCCTTGGTCAATGCCTCGGCCACCGCCTTGGC